GGTACCTGCGGAACTTCCGGAGGTTCTGGGTGTAGCCGCGCGAGCCGGTCTCGAGGGTCATCTCACTCTCTCCTTCTCCGTCCCATCAGGCCGTCCGGCCGCGGGAGCAAGGGGCACTGCAGGAAGCCGGGCCAACCGCCGCGCGTTGGATACTCGCGACAGCTGGCCCGGCGATCTTGAGCTCAGCTCCTAGACGGAGCCGAGCGCGATGCCAGAAGCCAGGATGCCGAAGCTCGGGTCGGCGTACTTCACATCGAACCTGAGCGTGGGCAGGAAGCTCGTGGCCGCGTCGCGAGGGTCGCGCCACCGCTCCACCCGGATGCGCCGGTGCCAGCCGACGTACAGGTTGAGCGGGTGCGTGAGGATCGCGAAGTTGTCGTAGTCGATCTCCGCACCGGCGATCGTGCTGACGCCGGTCATGAGCGGGATCGGGACCACCGGGACGCCCCGGAAGGCGAGCCTCAGCCGGAGGTTCTCGGTGACGTTCGTGTCGCCGAGCGGGGTGCCGCGGCCCGCCAGCTCCGACTGGTACCCGTCGTTGTGCTTCACGGGCACGTAGAAGCGGAGGGACGTGGGATCGCGCCGGTACCTGGCGGGCAGCGAGGCGATCATGTTGCGGAAGAGCTGGTCGTAGCTCGTCATGCCGGCCGCGTCGACCTTGTGGGCCGCCGGGAGACCGGTCTGGAGCTGCTTCACCAGGCCGTCGAACTGCGACAGCGGGGCGAAGTCCGCGCCGTCCGCGGAGGTGCGGTCGGTGTCGTTCTTGATCGCGTACTCCTCGACGTCGCGACCCACCGCCTCGGCGATCATCACCATGATGGTGTCCGCCAGGGCGTCCCGCTCGATGTTGTCCTCGAAGAGCTCGTCGCTCACCGGGACCTCACCCTTGAACAGGTTGGTCGACAGCGTCACCAGCCCGGTCAGCGGCTTCACGCGGTCTGCGACGTCCAGGCGCGCGCCCTCGGTGCCGGGCCGCAGGATGCGGCTGCCGAACGAGATGCGGGGCACCTCGAACTTCGGCGACAGCGAGGTCTGGTTGTTCGCCTCCTTCAGGAGCACGGACTCGTCGATCAGGATGCGCAGGAACTCGCGCGCCTGCTGCGGCGAGAGCAGACCTCCGCCGCCGTTCGCGGCGGTGATATCGCCCGTGTTGAAGGTTGCCTTCTCAAGCCAGCGTACGAGCATGTTGTTCTCCCTTTTCTCTCTTGGCGCTCAGCGGCGCGCGTTAGTGGGTCTGTCTCTTACCGCTTGCCGCCGAACACCACGTTTCCGAAGCTCACGCCCATCCGCAGGTCCTCGCCGCGGCCCTTCCGCACGGCGACCGGCTCGTCGTCCGCGATCTGGCGGGACTTGGCCGTCTTCTTCACGGGCTCGGCGTCGCCCTCGCCCTCGTCGTCGCCGCCCTGCATCTTGGCGATCTCGGCCTTCTCGGCCTTCACGATCGCGGCCGGGAGGTCGGCCATGCTCTTCGCCAGCGACTCGATCCCCTTCGCCATGGCCTCGATGCTGCGGGCCACGCCGCGGTTGGCCTTCTCGCTGGCGTCCATGTCGCTGTCGTCCGCGTCGCCGTCCGCGTCCTTGGCCGCCTTGGCCGCCTTGTCAGCGGCGAACTTCGCGGCGGACCTGGCGGTCTTTTCCCAAGGCTTCTTGTCCTCGTCCTCGTCGTCGGCGTCCGGCTCCTCGTCCTCCTTCAGGCGGAACTGCACGGAGCCCACCATCGAGCCCGGCATGGCGCGCGGAGTGAAGTTCCCGCCGAGGTCCTCGTCGGCCGGGCCGCGCTTGTCCGCGTCGGGCTCGGTGAAGAGGTACGGCTGGGTGGGGACGGACTTGCCCACGAACACCGCGTCCTGCCCGAGGACCTGCGCCAGCCCGTTGAGGGCCACCGCGGACTTCCGGCTCACGACGGCGTTCTTGTCGGTGCGCATCTTGGAGAGCACGGCGGAGGCGGCGGTCGCCACCATGCCGTAGCCCTTGAGGATCTGCTCGGCGTCGGCCTCGCCCTTGAACAGCAGGAACGAGCGGCCGGTCGCGGGCTTGTCCACGGCGTCCACGCGGTCCACGTCGAGGTCCGTCAGCTGCGAGGCGCCCTTCTGGGTCTTCATAGTCGAGCTTCTCCTGTCGTTTCTAGTTCGTGTCGACAGGCGCTCGGAAAAGGCGCTCAGGACGTTTAGCTTCTAGATCAAGTATACAGCTGTTTCTCTCTGTACACCTTTTTTCCCAGCCGCTTCTATGCCAGGTCTTCCTCGTCCAGAATGATGAAGTTGAGTGTCTTGCAGCGGCGGCACTTCACCTCGATGCGCCCGTGGTCCACCTTCGCGTCGTAGGCGCGCCCGGACTCGCCTCGCGCGGAAGGCATCCAGATGAACATCAGCTTCCCGCACTTCTTCATGTGCTCGTTGGTGCCGGAGCACGTGTAGAGGACGGAGCCGCCGGGGACGTCCTTCCCGGGCGGGCTGACGATGGACGCGTCCGCGCGGCGGGCGTGGGTGACGATCATGAGGTGCCCTCCTGGGGCTCGACGACTAGATCGGACGGATGCGGTCGCTGTCGCGCAGGTCCCCGGCGCGCCCGCGCGGGTAGCCACGCGTGCGAAGATCCGTGTCGTCCGGGACCACCGTCGGAGCGCCGGGGACGGTGACGCCCACCTTCTCCCCGCGGGAGTTGAAGGCGGAGTAGCCGGAGCCGGGCGTCGGCGATTTCGGCTTGCCGTGGACCCGCGCGAGACGGCGCCCTAGTGACTGCGCCCCGGTCCCGCCGCGGCCCTTCGTGTCGCCGTTGGCGTCGCTGTGGCTCCAGTCGCCGTAGCTGTTGATGTCCACCCCGTGGAGCGTCTCCGGGTGGACGAAGCCCTGCGTCATGCCGCGGCCGGGCTCCTCCTTCGGCTCCTCGCTGCTGGTGTAGCCGTGGCGCCTCGCCTCCAGCGCCGCGGCGCGTGCCTCGTCGCTCCAGACCTTCTCTACCGCGATCTGCGGGCCCGCCGACTTGCCGACCGGCCTGCAGAGTTCCCCGCCGATCTCCGGCGCGTCCGTGGTCTGGCCCGGGCGGAGCAGGTCGTACTCGCGCGCGACGCTGTCCTGGTCCCCGTCCACCTCGATCACGCGCGGGCCGACAGGCGCCTGCTTGATGGCCGCGCTCTTGCGTGATAGCGCCGCGGAGCGGAAGGCCTCACCAGATCGCGTCTTGTCCACCCGCACCGGCGAGGACTTGATCACCTCGTCGGGGTCCAGCCGCTTTTTCGCGAGGAACGGGTCGCGCAGCGCCATCAGAAGGCCTCTTTCCTTGCGGCGCCCTGGAGGCTGACGCCGGTGAGTTGTCCAGACTTTATGGCGGCCCACGCCTCCGGGCTCCACACGATGCCCATGACCCAGTCGCCCGGGGACACGCTCTGTTCGGTCCCGCCGGTGTCGACCATCTTCCACTCCGGGCCGCGCCAGATGTAGCTCTCGACGACCTTCCCCGCGCCAGCCGTGCCGGGCCTGTGCATCAGGCCGACGCGGTCGGTGCCCTTGCCGATGTACCCCCACGCGGCCTTCTCCAGCTCGATGTCCGACATGACGTCGCCGTGGAAGTCGGGCTCGGGCTCGCCCTTGCCGGAGCAGGGGTAGACGACAGTGAGGGTGTACCGCTGCTCCTCGGCCTTCACGATGTGGACCCACGCGCTCTTCGACAGCATCGCGTAGGACGGCATGTAGACGGCCGTCTCGCCCGTCGCCGCGAAGTGGAACGTCTGGCCCGCGCACTTGATCCGGAAGATGGTCGCGGTGCCGTCATCGGAGACAGGCTCGCACTCGGCTGTGGCGATCTCCGCCGTCTTGAACGCGAGGCGGCCGGACGCGGTCAGGAAGAACGCCCGCTGCACGGCCTTGACGGTCTTCATGGGGAACCCGACGCGCGCCTGCACGCCCTCCGTCAGGGCGATGGTCTTGATCCGCATGTACTCCTTCGGGTCCGCCTGCTGCACGTGCCACTGACCCTTCGAGTCGGAGACAGCAGTCCTCTCGAACCCGTGGTCGTTCGCCCAGGCCTTGGCCTCCTTGGCGCTCTTGTACTTGTCCTTGTCGAAGAGGAGCGACTGCACGCGCGAGCCAGGGCCCGCCTTCGCGACGATCGCCGACTTCACCTGCGCCTTGAAGTCGGCGTAGGCCTTGTCGAAGGCCGGGTCGACCGGCGGCTTGCCGGGCGGCTGCGCGATCGGCGATACTCCCGGAGCACCGGGCGGCGCGGCTTGCGGCTCGCCCGGGACTCCGGGCTGCGCCGGCTTCGTGGTCGCGGGCGCCACTGGCAGCGCGCCCATGTGGTCCGCCTGCTTGCCGAGGTGCGAGCCGAGGTCCTGCGCGCCGTGGCCTGTGCCGACCTGCTCGCCGTGTTGGTCGGAGTGGTGCCACTTGCCGGAGGGCTGGACGAAGAGGGCCGTGCCGCCCTTGTGGCTCATGCGGCAGCCCGCGTCCGTCTTCAGCTCCTCCTCGAACCCGTGCTTCTCGGCCTCCTTCTGCGCGGCCTTGGCGTCGTCGGTCCACTCTATCTGCTCGTCCCTCGCGTCCTTCTTCGACGGCTTGCGCGTGAACATGGCCTGCCGGTCCGCGAGCTCCTGCGACGTCCGGCCGTGGAACTCGCCGAGCGCCTGGTCGAGCGTCGCCGCCCTGGCGCCGCCTGACCCTTTCCCGGGCTCGTTGTGGTAGTGCTGCCACGCGCCGCTCGGCTCGATCTCGACGTAGTGACCCTGCCCGTGCTGGAGGAAGTTGTCCTGCTTGCCCTTGTAACCG